AGTGTGTTCTACAACCTCTACACCTTCTCCAGATATTAGAACCATCAGACCATTCTCGTCTAGGTTCCTGTACTCTTCTCGCTCTTCTTCCTCGTACTCATCCCACCAGACTTTTACTATTCCGTTCTTAGATAACAAGGCATCCGTGAACCATGAGTATAAAATCTCCCAGCCCGGATTGTCTTTTGTAAAAACGTAATTAACGTAGTCTGTAGCCTGTTTAGCCATCTCTACGTCTTCCGGGCCGTGAGGTGTAAATTTCACCATCTCGTCCCCAGACGCGAATACTCTCATCAAAGAAGGCTTAATCCATTCTATAGTATCCTGAACTGTAGAATCAACAAACTGTGATCTACCTTCTACCTCGTTACCGAAAGGAAGACCATAGTAGTATTGCATGGCCTGTTCACGCTGGTGAGATATAGTATCTCCCATATACCCAAGAGATTCGGTTATTTCCCCCCGAATTCTTGTGATTAGTTCTTCTTCAGTGATCTTTTCTTTAGCCATTAAATGATTCCATAGTTTCCATATTTAACATCCGATGTCCATTCCGGGTCTTCTCCGGCTATAGCAAATCGTTGTGATTGGAACGCATACCTTGTTGCGCTCAGGAGATCATCCCGAATAGGAACAACCTTTCCATCTTTTCTGTGGTACATCCTGAATTCCTCAAACCAATCATCGAGCGTATGGAACACCTTAAACTTCCCAGCCTCAACACTCTGAAGCATAGCCATTAAACCCTCTTCAATAGAGTTAGAGCCTTTATTGGTTCCTAACGCTGGAGGGTTTGTGAAATGTTCCAACAGGAAGTTACAACCCAAGTTCCTGTACTGATCAGCTAATCCGGGGTTTCCTATGCTATCCCTGCGATTTCCGTCATGCGGGTAGGCTATAGGAATAAAATGTGGGCGCATTCTTATATTCTGCGCGTGAACCGTCGGACTCGCTTTTGAAGCTCTGTAGCAATCGTAGACATAAAATGTGTCGCTATCTCTGTCTACAGCGCACCAAACTAATGCGGTTGGGTGATCCCAACCAAAATCTATTGCCGCTATTCTAGGCCAGTGATCTTCGATCCTAATTGGCGCTATCATTATATCGTCTTCTGATATGGGGAAGACAAGGCCAGAGCCTATAGACGGTCTTCCGTATCGTCGCATCTCTCTCTCATGCGGAGAGTACGCGGAAAGAATCTGTGTCATCACAGACTCTGAGAGGTGGCCGCGTTCTCCCTGCATGGAGAAAATTCTTTCAGAGGCATCATCCCATGTTGCGTTGGTCAGGGATTGGCCGGGTTGGATACGGTTCATAAAGGATGCTACCGTTTCCGTCATTCCATGTTCTGGCGTGAAGGTCATGTAAACCATCCCCCTCCTGTCCAGAGTTCTAGTGACAGCCTGTGAGTACAGCTCTCTGCTTGGCTCCTCGTCCAGCCATACGCAGTCCACTGACCTACCCTGCCACTTCTCAACGCCCATCTCGTAGGCTTTGAAGAATAAAGAAGAGTTCCCACCGCTAACGTGCCTTATCAGCGCTACTGATTTGGCGTTAGGAACACCGGGCTTGCGTTCGGTTTTAATTATAGTTTTTCTAGGCACTGCGCCAGAACCAAAGGCTTCCGGGTCATCTGGAGAACCCAATAACTCCGCCTGTACAATATCGCGGGTTGTTTCGTTCGATACTCCACCACACCATGCCGTTATGGGCTGCGTGTAGCGTCTACCTCTCCACCACTTGGGATATAGCCCAGTTAGGTGGTAGGCAATTTCTGCGGCACCACAATAGGATTTACCTATCCGGTTCGCCGCCATTAGCAGACGTTGGTTACAATCAGCGCCTGTTTCGTGGAATCTTTTCTGGTAGGGGTAAGGATCGTAGAAGTCTATTTTGTTAAACCTCTCCCGCTGCCTTATCTCTCTGGCTATTTCTACCGCTTGCTGTAGTTCCGCTCTTGTAGCCGCTCTCTCAATATCCTTATTCAGATACTTCAACCCCGCTTGCTGTTCTTTTTAGCTAGATAAGCCTTATATGATTTTTTACAGGATTCTAAAGTCTTATGCACTCCACCGCCAAAACTCCAACCACCCTTTACTTTTCTAATTGGCATCAGTTCACCAAGTTAGGAATTTCCGATATAGAGCTAGACCCCGTTAGGGCCTCCAGTTCTCTCTTCAACTCATCAGTAGATGCAGTCTCCACATGGGAAATCTCTGTTTTTATCTTCTCAGTCGGTTTTAGACCGGCTCTGTCCAGTATGTCTCTTGTAGCCTGAAATCGCACAGACTCGCTCTCAGCGCCTTCTGATAGGGTTTTAAGCTGGCTCAAGGCTCCGGGTACGCAATCCATAATCATCTTCTTGGTGCGCTCCTCTATCTCAAACTCATATTTCTTCTTGAGTTCGTGTCCTCTCTGTTTCGGGTGCGAATATCCAGCTACCTCTGCTGATTTTGTCGCATTGCCTGAAAGACAGTATTGTTCTATAAACCGCTCTTGTTGATTAGTACGCAAGTAATCCAGCCCCTCTTTTTCGTTTTCGTTCATCATCGCTGAGTAATCCGGCAGCTACGGGCGCTCCTATAGCACCAGCTCCGGCAGCTCGTTTGGCTCCCCAACGGCGTAAGTAAGCCGCATCAGGTCTATCGTACATCATCTTTTCTGCGGCCCTTCGTATTCGTATATCTTTTTCAGACGTAGTTCCGGGGATTGTCTGTTTAACTGATCTGGTCCCCATTCCAGAGGGGGTATCCTCACCGGTCAATATTTTCATATTACCGCTTTTGGTTCTAATCCTCTTCATAGGAACGATGTCTACCGCCATGAAGTTATATTTTCTTCCAGCCTCTAAAGCCTGTTCCAGTCCGGGTATACCACTTCCCTGCTTCATCCAATCATAGGTTACCCAAATTCCTTCATCCCCCATTCCCTTTCCACCGCGTTGGTTTCTTACCGTCTTTGGAATGATTAATCTATTTTGAACATGGGCTAAAAGCCTATCACCGGATAATGTGGGGCCACCTACTGAAATAGCACCAGCCTCATCCTTTATGGAGTTTCTCAACATATCAATGTCGTAACGCCACTCCTTTGCCCCCTTTTTACCCCTATATACAGCTTCTGATGCTTGCTGGGCTTTTTTCAAAGCCTCATCATTTGTATACTTTCTAGCCCCCTTTATGATCCCCTTCGACTTTTGAGTGCTTAAATACACAGCATCTGTCGCATCTTTTAAGGCAATTCCAAAAGCATTGTCAGCCCTAGCGTCTAGATTCTTATTCAGCGCTTCGGCGTGTCTTATTATATTTTCTTTTGTTAGGGTTGTTCCCTCTGGAAGACTTTTCCATAATTGCTGAAACGCATATACCGGGGATTTGTCAGGAGTTAATTCCAACTTCTCCCCCTTTAGTTTAGCTTTAACGCTCTCCCAAACTCCGGGCTGTCTTGTTCTTCCATGATACCTGCCACCGCCAGCACCTTTTCTTGCGGCATGACCCCTAAATTCAGCTACAGCAGGTGGGCTGTGGAATGGTTTCGCGTTTAACGCTAACGGACCCTTTAACTTAAAGTCCTTTACCATCGGAGCAGATATATGAGCATTTATCATATTATCTGTTATCTGGTTTGGAACCCCAATAACATCTCTTATATATTGCGTTTCAGACGCCATACTTTCAGCAGTTGTCAAATGGTGTCGTGGTAAAAGATCACCAATCAACTCTCTCTCAAAATTCACGCGCCTTACATCATCAGGCAAGTATTTCTGAAATATAGAGTCTATGTACTCTAATTGAGAATGTATCTCATTTCTAACCGTATCAATTTCTACTTTAGCACCGGGAACCCTCTCACCCTGAAGATTCGTTTTAAGGACAGTTCCCTTCTTTTCTATTTCTCTTTGAACGGAGAATAGCTTTTCCAACTCTTTCTTGGGTAGATGATCTATCCCGTACTTGGAAAATATATAGGATGCTCTAGGGTCTACTAATCTCTGTGTTAAGTTCCTAAGAACAGCACCCGGCATATGAGCTAAATGCTTTAACTTATCACCCTTATACCAATCACCTTGAGGATGTTCTGTCTGCCATGATTTCGCTCTTCGGGTTATTTCCATGCCCAAAGCAGGATTTCCGGCATTAAAGCCACCCGTTTTCGGACCTACCCTTCTGGCGACCTCAGAGCCGATATTAAGCCCCTTCTTGGCTAACCCTATGCCACCCACATCCATAGCCCCACCTATCCAATGTGCGGCAGTCTGGGCCTTCTCAGGGTCCATTCCAGCCTGTATCATCGTATCCCTTATCGGTTCATCCCTGAATGCCTGAAATCCCGAAATTATCGGTGATGCGGCATATAAGGCTCCGCCCAGTAATCCAGTCCCAACGTCCTTCAGCGTGGAATCTTCCTCTTGAGGGGCCATCAACCCCATGCCCTGTTGGGCATATTGCTGCTGAAGCTCCCAAAAACGCTTGAATGGGTTCAATGTCTGTCGTAAATATGGGTTCATAAGGACTCACTAATGGACTATAGAAATACCCTCTGGTGTATGGATACAATATATATATATATAAAAATACTGATGGGGGGCCGTAGCGGGGTATCAGTGCCGGCTGGGGGGGGACTATTC